AGTATTGATGATATTCGTGCTTTGTTTAGTCCTGGCTCTGCCATTCGTTCAGATGACCTGAACAAGAACTTTGAACAACTCCGTTATGCCATTCAAGAGGCTAACTGCCAAGGTGTGACGGATGAAGTGTATCAATACCTTCTCGATAACTATTGGGATCGTTTTGATAACACTCTTTATTCTGCTGATGCCTGGCGCAGTGATGACGCTACTATTGCTACCACTGCTGCCCTTGATCAGCGTTTCCAAGACGAAGTTAATGACACTCTGACTAAGGCAGAACTTGCTGCACTTAGCGATGTCATGCCTGATGATGACGTTGCAGTTCCTACTACGGGAGCTACTAAGGATTACATTGATCACGTCATTGAAACTGACATCCTTGTTGATGGTACTGGTCTTAACAAGTCTGGTAGTGGTGGACAAGTAACCATTGGTATTAGTGCTGGTTCAGTCGATCTGGATCGTATTAAAGCAGAAGATATTATTACTTCCGCTGAATCTAATCCTAATAACGACACAACTATCGCTACGACGGCTAAGATCGACGATATGATCGACGCCGCTATCACTGGCGATATTGCGTCTGATGGTACTGGTATTACTGTAACTGATGATGGCGATGGTACTATCACTCTTGGTATTGCTGCTAATTCTGTCGATTTTGACCGAATAAAGAATAGTGATATTATTACCAGGGCTGAGCAAGACGCTGGGACTGCTGAAGCTGATACCAACATCTTTACCGCTCTTGCTGCTGCTAAGCGATTTGATACCCTTGTTCAAACTTCTAACCCTGGACTTGAGGGTGATTGGGAAGTTGGTAAAACCTGGCTTCAAAATGACAGTAACCGTGCACTATCCATTTGGAACGGTACCTCTTGGCTAACTGTGTCTGAAGGTGGTGGTTTTGTTTCACAGCCTAATGTGGTTTATGTGGACAAAGCTGCTGGTGACGACGCAGCTACTGGTAACCGTATCAGTACTCCTAAAGAAACGATCAAAGCTGCTATTGAGCAGATTAACTCCAACATTGAAATTGATGTAACTGCTGTTGGGTTCAACGGTGGTTCTGGTTACGTTGATGGTAACTACAGTAATGTTAGCCTGACTCACAGTTCTGGTACTGGTATTGGTACTGGTTTGCAAGCTACTATTACCGTGTCTGGCGGTGCTGTTACTGCTATTAGCCTCAGCGCTGCTCAACAGACGACGCTGGAAGAGTACTCCATTGGTGATGTACTGACTGCAAGTAACGCTGACCTTGGCGGTAGTGGTTCGGGTCTTTTGATTCCTATTACTGGTGAGGGTGACGGACAGATTGTTGTAGTTGCTGCTGGTGTTTACCAGGAAATTGCACCTATTCAAATCAAACGCCGTAACGTTTCTATCATTGGTCAAGCACTGCGTAGCTGTATTGTACATCCTACCCAAGCTACTGAAACCAATAACCTGTTTGAACTGAACAGCGGTAGCTACCTGAGCAGCATGACCTTTACTGGCATTAAAGCTGGTACAGGTACTGGTAACACTCTTGACGCTACTCTGCCTACTACTCAAGGTTGGAACGCTGCATTCTACAGTGGTGCGTTTATTACTAAATCTCCTTACATCCAGAATTGTACTAATTTCTCGGATAGTGAGATTGATAACAGTGACTTGAGAGCACACCGTCCCCGTGGTGGTGCTGCTGGTGATACTGACTCTGCTCCTACTGGCGGTGGTCTGCTGGTTAACGGTGCTACACCTGCTACTAGTAGCCCTCTTCGTTCGATGGTGTGTGACAGCTACACCCACGTTGCACTGAATGGTCCTGGTATCCTTGTTACTAACAACGGTTATGCCCAGTGTACTAGTAGCTATGCATTCTTTAACCGTTATCACATCAAGTGTCTGAATGGTGGTCAGGCTAACCTGGCTGCTTCTACCACTGACTTTGGTGATCAAGCACTTGTTGCAGATGGTCGTTCTACGACTGCTATCTTTACTGCAGCACTTTCGACTGCTGCTTCTGATCAAGATATTACCTTTACCATTGATGCACCTACTGCTGATGCATCTTGGCACGGTTCAGAGACTCGTCCTCAGTCCAACATGCTTGTTGAGCTGAACAGCATTACCTATCCTATTCTGTCTGCTACTGCAAACGGTGGTGGATGGGATGTGACGATTAGCCGTCCTAACCCTAGTAACCGTAGTGAGAACCTTGGTCTTAATGGTGCTGTAAGTACTCCTGCTACTGCTTCGTTCTTCCTGCGTTCCCAGATCGCTTCTAGCGGTCACACAATGGAGTACGTCGGTTCGGGCACTAACTACAACGCACTGCCTGAGAATGGTGGTGTGCCAGATGAAGCAGATCAAATCGTTGAACTTAATAACGGTAAAGTCTGGACTGCTATCACTGACCACAACGGTAAGTTCAAGATTGGTGGTAACCAAACGACTGACCCGATCTTTGAAGTAGACCAACAGCTTGGTTTTGTTACCATTCCTGAAGGCGCTATTGCCTTTAACTTGCTGTCGGATCAGACTCCTCAGCTTGGCGGTAATCTTGACGTTAACGGTAACACGATTACTGGTCTTAGTAACCCCACTGCTAACGATGAAGTAGCTAACAAAGCATACGTTGATGCTGTTTCTGGTACTCCTACCCAGATTGCACAGCTTAACACCAGCGTTGCAGTGTCTGACACTGGCACCGACGGTACTATCACGTTTACGACTGATGGTACAACGGCGATGACCGTTGATAATAATCAGCGTGTCGGGATTGGTACTGCGAATCCGGCTGAAACTCTTGAAGTTGCTGGTAATATCTTTATCAACACTGCAGAAAGCTACACGAAATTCCTTGCCAACAATACAGGTGAGTCTGGTCTTTTAGCTATTGATGCCGACAGTAACGAAAGGGCTGGAATTAACTTTCAAGGGACAGGTTCAAACCAATACACTGGTATCACCTTCTCTACGTCTGACACCGTATCAACAATGCTGGAGCGGATGCGCATCGACACCTCCGGCAGGTTGTTAGTTGGCACGTCTAGTACGTCCGTCGGATCAACAATGGTCCTCAGTGGACGTTCCGATAATGCAACAGGCGGATCACGCTTGTACTTATCAGCAGGCACAACATCACCTGCCAATTCAAGTCAGTTGGGAGGTATTTATTTCTCAGATGATAATGAAAACGCAGGCGCACGAATTGAAAGCGCAAGAGATGGAGGAACTTGGACTTCTGGATCTAGCCAGCCAACGCGATTAACGTTCAGCACCACCGCCGACGGCGCATCATCGCCAACCGAGCGGATGCGTATTGATAGCAGTGGTCGCGTCGGGATTGGCACTACGAGTCCTGGGTACAAATGTGATATTGACGTAACAGGTTCGGCTCTTCGCTTAAGTAGCACCACTAGTCAAGCACTCCTTGTTATCAGTTCGGATGACGCAGCCAGGGCCAAGATTGAGTTTGGAGATGAATCAGATAATGACAGAGGTGCTATTACGTATGACAACCCAAACAACGCTTTAACCTTTCAAGCTAATGCTGCAGAACGCGCCCGCATCGACGCCAACGGACGCCTGTTAGTTGGCACGTCTAGTGCAGTAAGTAATGACGTTAACGGTCTTATACAGATCGCTGGTAGCTCCAGCGGCAATATAATTCTTGCTAATAAAACAACGTCATTACCTAGCAATGCTTCTATCGGAACTATCCGGTTTTTTAGTAATGCAGGATCAGTTTATGAAGAGCACGGAAGGATACAATGTCTTAATGACGGGGGTAGCGGATCAGGTGATAAACCGGGACGCCTAGCGTTCTTCACTACTGCCGACGCATCGAGCACCCCGACGGAGCGATTCCGCATCCGGTCAACGGGCGCTTGGGGTCTAAGCGGTGCAAACTACGGCACAAGCGGTCAAGTCCTGACTAGCAATGGTTCTGGCAGTGCTCCGCAGTGGGCGACTCCTGCTGGTGGTAAGATTCTGCAAGTAGTGCATAAACAACTCACAACAACTCCATCGTCTAACTCCCAAACCTGGGCAGACATTAGCGGATTTAATATTGCAATCACTCCGACCAGCAGCAGTAGTAAGATTCTAATTGCATTCCATATTGGTAGACACGCTGGCAACAGTGCTGGAATTGGAAGCGCGTTTAGACTACTACGCGGTAGTACTGTTATTAACGTAGGGGCTGCCGCAGGAAGCAGGCCACAAGCTACTTTTGTCCAAGGTTCTCAGCACCAAAACTTTCACAACGCGGCGTCGATACTTGTGCAAGATAGTCCTGGAACAACGTCTGCAATTACATATAAATGGCAGTGGTTGATTACACACGGTACTTCTATTTATCATATTCTTAATGCACCTTACAGCAATTATGATGCAAACCAGTTCCAGTCTTACTACGCTAGGACTGTTTCAACTATTACCGCCATGGAGATTTCAGCATGATATTAGCAAGAGCACTTATTGAATTAGCGCCCGGCGCTCAATGGAGTATAAATGACGAAACTTACGACTCTATTGAATGGTTAACACCTGAAATTGCTAAACCTACTTTGGAAGAAGTTACTGCTAAAATTGCAGAAATTGAAACCCTACTTCCAATGGAGTGGTTGCGTGAAAAACGCAATGAACTTTTAGCAGAAAGTGATTGGATGGCGTCTGGTGATCGCACAATGACTGAGCAAGAAACTGCTTACCGCCAAGCTCTCCGCGATCTACCCGCTAACACGACCGACCCTGCCAACCCTGTTTGGCCTACCAAACCTTAATTATTAAACAATGACTACTTTTACTTGGAAAGTCGCCAACCTTGAGCGCAACGTCGCTGATGGCAAAGTTTATACCGTTCATTACACCGTTAACGCCCTGTCTGATCAGGTTGATCCTAGCAGCGAGTCTGGTGGGTTCTTTTCTGCCGGTGCCTACGGCTCCCTTGGTTTTGACGGTGAAGTGACGACCCCGTTTGAACAGCTGACTGAAGAAGTCGTTATTGGCTGGGTCAAAGAACAATTCGGTGCTGAGAAAGTGGCTGAAATTGAAGCAGCACTTCAAGCACAACTTGATGAAAAGGTTGCACCTACTAAAGCAGCTGGTGTGCCTTGGTAAACCTTACCCCCTTTTAGAACAATGATTGCACTTATCCGTCCCGTACTTATGTCGTTCCTTGGTAGCGACAAAGTTAAGCGATTGATTGTTGACATGCTCCGTAAACTTGCTGAGCAATCTGATAACACTGTTGACGACCAAGCTGTTGATTTCATCGAGCGTGGTCTCTTCGGCGGCTGATGGACTTGGGAGCACCACCGGTACTGCCGGTTCTAAGGCTCCCTGAGCCGCCTCTACTACCCCGTCCGGTACTGGAGGTACCACGAGCCACTTTACCCACCTACAAACCGCTTGTAGTGCCCCCTAACGACCTCCGTCCACCTCCCGGTGTAAGGGGTACGACACAATCGGACGAAAGGAGGGAGGAGAAACCAGCACCTAAACCTGTAACTCCTCCACCTCCTAAACCACCCCCAGTCCCGTCACAGGTCCGTTACGTTG